TCATTCTGCATAGTCTGTTCTGTTCTTTTTATTTTTTTTTGATTAACTAAAGTTAATATTTTTTATTGAATTTTATTGAAATTTCACTGTAATTCAGAATTGCCATTCTGATTAGGAATTGCCAGGTCAATTCTTGCGCAAGGGTTTGGAACCCTGATTTGCTCTAATACTTTCGAGTCGGGCTTCTATTTCTAAGCGTCTTCTTTCTCGGGCCTCGTAATCAATATTATTGATAACTGGTATCTCACGCTCAACATTTGGCTCACCTTCTTTAGGCCAGAGTTCTCTGTCCTCTAGAAAATCATCTGGGATCACTTCATAAGGCTCTCTGCTGGTCTCAAAGACCCATATCTCTGTAAACCTTCTCTTCAAGGGTGCCCAGGATTGTTCTCTTGTGCTCCAATCATACCAAGCTCTTGGGTGATAATTCGTTGTAATCACTAAGGTATCTGGCATCCACCAGGTGAAACCTCCTTTAATTGGAACCTGTATAGGATATCTATCAAGTAATTTTAGAGTATTCACACAACTCAGCTTTGAAAGCTTTCCAGCAAAGTCATCTAGCAGCACTTCAGTGTGACCATCATAACCATCCATCCAGAGGGTATTTGATGTCTGCAAAGGCATCTCAAAAATATCTGGGTAATCACCCAGTGCCTTGCGAGTTTTTCCTGTTCCAGTGTCTCCATAGAAAAGCAATACTTTATGCTCGTAGGCTTCAGGTCTCTTTGGTTTATACAAAGACCTTACGGTGTTGTAAAACCTATCATACTTAGCCAATGCATTGGGGTCACTATCTATCAAACTCCTCTTGGTAGCTCCTTCCTTGATTTGTTGCACAAATCCTGTTAGATCAGTCCTTTCACCCTTCCCTTTCGTAAATGTACCACATTCCTTGAAAGGGGCTGTACTAGTATCATCTTTCATACAATATTCTCTTGCTTGGGGATTTGTCCCCTTTTGAGCTTCCCAATGTGCACTCGCAGAGACATTCTTCTGAAGCCAACTTAAGCGGTTCGTAGCCTTCAATTGGAGGTATCCCTGGAAATGTAATTGTCCAGTGCTAGCAGTCTCCAATTGTCCACATATATATTTAATATGGGATTTACGACTCTCAAAGAGCACTTCGAGAGTGTCGTAAAAGGTTTGTGCGTTTAAATTCTCCGTAAAGCACCAGCCAGTTCTTTTTATATTATTCATTGCGTTTTACTTTTTTTTTGTAGTCACTAAATTTAATATAACTTTTTGTCATAATTATTAAAATTATGCTGTCCTCGGGTTTTTGTCCTCAGGTGGGGGGTAATACTCGAACAAGTTCGGACCCCCACCACCAAAACCTCGGAACCCTAATCATATTAGGGGTGCATATTTAATGCTACAATTATATGTGACCGGTGCCTCTTTTCTTTCATTTCGCTAGTGAATGGGTGACACTGCGTGAGCATCATAGTCAGTGTAGAGTCGACTCGGGTCCCGATTGGGGCCCCACTGCAGGGAACCCGTCAAGCCAGCACGCAGGCTTGCCACCCTCCGCACCCCAAGTCTACCCTACGTCTCGTTAGGTAGTCTTGGTAGTGTGAACATTTTATTATTTTTAACATAATTAAGTAAACTTAATATCCTATTTTTTAACTTTTTATTTACTTCTAATCGCTATAACGCAATCTACAATATGATGATCTTCCAACAGTCCATACATAGTCCGTGGCTGTTACAGTTGTCCTAAAGTACACATATAAAGCCCCTGTACTTATATCGGAAATAGTCATAGGGGCTGACTGACCAGAGTATACTACTTCTTTGTTTCCCAACTTAATATATTCGTCAAATGGGATTTGAAGGGTCGTGATATTGGTTGTACCTGCATCTGACAAGAATCCTGGATTAGCCTCCATTGTACAGTCTCTCAAGACAGAGAACCTTCCCATGTTATCATATTTGACTGAATCAAATACTTGTGTAGCTTCTGAGCCATCCTGGATGGTCGTTCCAAAAATACTATTATAAGTAGGGATAACATTCCCTGATGGTTGCTTGTCCCAGACAACAACCATTCTCAATAATGGTATAACCACATCTGCTGTAGTAGCCACTGGGTTAAAGGTAAATATACCATATCCCTTTAGTCTTGCTGACTTCAAATAGACCTTTCTTCCTACTCTGTTCCAACTTCCATTTCCTTGCTGGATCAAATTCAACACATTAGAGTTTGTGTTGACTGAAACATCATCTGTGATAGCCGTCTGGTCTAACGTTGTATCCATTCCTTTCTTCTCTCCTGAGTTTTTGATAATTTGTTGAACATCTAGTTGTTGTCTTCCTGATCTTATTGATTGCATTCTTCTTTGCCTTGCTGCTGCTCGGCTTTGGGAAATGAGACCTGCTCTATTCTGCTGTGCAATTCTTAATCTTCCTTGTGGTTTGTAGCTCATGTTATTCGTTTTGTTTTTATTTTTTTTGTTTTATAAATTTTATTTAATGGAAATCTCCAGGAGATTATACATTGCGTTTGCGTTTTCTCGAGGTTGGGGTTTCATCATCGTCATCTCTTTTTCTTTTCTTTGGAGCTCTTCTGTCACCATTGAGCTCGTTGAAAAGATCAGCAACTTCTTGTCTGTAGGCTTCATATGAATCGTCCGAATCTTCATTCCAGTATTGTTCCCAATAGCGCTGATTTTCTTCTTCATTGTCTCCGACTAGTTGAAGTCCAATAGGTTCATCATCTGATAAATACAGCCATTCTGGGTCAACATCCATTGGAGCTATCCCATCGTCTAAAGAATCGGAGCTGGAGGTCCACTCTCGATTATCGAATCCCCACATGCCGGGTATATCGATCTGATCACCAATAGCACCATAAAGGCGTGCATAATACTCTTGATCCCCCGTATCATCTCTTTCAAAATATGTATCTGAACTTTCGTCAAGTACTTCGTCAACAGCCAAAAGCGTACTATTCTTGAGTGTGTTTTTCTCGTCATTCTGCATAGTCTGTTCTGTTCTTTTTATTTTTTTTTGATTAACTAAAGTTAATATTTTTTATTGAATTTTATTGAAATTTCACTGTAATTCAGAATT